GGTGAGAGCGGCATCCATGAAAACTGCGTCCTTAATGTCCTCGATGAAGCGCGTTTCCATGCGTTCGATGTAGCGCTTGGTGGCGCCATTGATCGTGCGGTTGATGATCAGATAAAGGGCAACTTCCGTCCCTTCAGGAACGGCGCAGACGCTCTCAACCAGGCCATCAAAGTCGTGCTTGTGCCAGGCCGTGATCTGCTGCTCTCGCACGTAGGTCAGCCCAAGCAGAGTTCCGTCGTCTCGCACCATCCAGACAATCGAGTTTGGCGTCCGCTGATACGTCCAGTCGTCGATCGTCTTCCCCTCGACGAGATGAGTCGAGTAGGTGGTGAGATCATTTCCCCGGACGCCATCGACCTGCTGAGCGAGCAGATCGCGAACAGTGGATCCGCGGTCCTGAACGTAGAGAGCCGTCTCGTTGATCACGATCGGCTGAAGGTTCGACGCTCCGTTATATGAGAGCTGCTTGCGGTTGATCTCAGTCGGCGTGATGACGCCTGCGTTGTTGCCCTCAAGCCAATGCTCTCCACCTTTGGTGAGAACGAAAGGCTTCTCAAGCTCAAGAATGTGGCGGACCTCGTTCACCTGGCGGCCGACAATGTCGAAGGTGATCGCATCGCCATCTGTTGCAGGTGTACTCGCCGAGAAGTTTTTGAAGTATCCAGAGCGTGATGCCCACACCCGCTCAGGATCGTTATCTGAGTTGGCAAAGGTCAGCCGCTGCTGGATGTAGCTCACCGTGGAGGGGTAGTTCCCAGATGTGGCAAAGACTGTCCTATCCGTCGGCGGCCGGACCTCGGTGTCGGGGGTCACCCCTGAATCGATGAAGGTGATGACGCCTGCGAGCACATGCTGCTTGTCCTGACCAGCAAAGCCAATGAAGCCATAAGCTCCAGAACTGGTACGCCGGTAGACATTGAAACCCAATGCGCCAGACACCGTATCCCACGTGAGCGTGATCGGCGAGCCCGAGCTTGGGGCAGCGTTGGCCGTAGCTGTCGGATCCACACCAAGACTCTCTTCGCCAGTCGTGGAGTCGATGGTCGTGATGATCCACTTGGCGGCAGTACCAGACGCAACGGAGACCGTCACGGTTCCGACGTTGCTGACTGCCGGAGAGAATGTGATCGCCGTCAGCGTCCAGCTCGTGTGCCCCGATCTCGTCAGCTCCCGCGGGGCGTAGTTGGGATGAGCAATCGTGATGACGTCCGCGGATTGAACGAAGTGCAGATCAAAGATGTCTGCTTCCGCGTAGGGAGTTGAAAGCGTGTAGACCTCAGCGACCGTGCCGCCTGAGGTGTAGGCGCCAAAGGACGTAGAGTTGACGGCGGTCCCGTCCATGTACTTGAGCGAGAAGGTGTTCGCGCCCGTGTTGACGTTGGCGACCTTGAAGTTGCGGCCGTTGAGATACGTGCCGATCGCCCCTGTGATGCCCGAGATATACACCTCGTCATCGTTGGCATAGGTGTCCGAGCCCGAATAGGTTACGACACAAGGGTTGGCGTTAGTGATCGCAGTAATGTTCTGTGCAGTCAGCATGACCTGAGCGCCATTGCGGTGGACCCGCATGTACATATTCCCGAACTCGAGAACATACGTCTGGTCATTGTTGAAAACGAACGGGATCAGCCGCACAGGGCCGCCGTCAGAGTCATTCACTTCGCCAACGAAGCTCGTCCCAGGGCGATTGGTGGCACCCCCTGACTTCATAACCATGAAGTTCCGGCAGGTCTTTAGCCCCGATGCATACTTGACATTGTCAACGCGAGCCTGCACCGCTGGTGCAATCTCACCTGCTGCAAAGGATCTCTGAGAGAGGACTGCCATTTACTCCCTCGCCCGGATGTATTCGGCATCAGGCGCCTGCCCTGGTGACTCTTCGTTCACCGCATTCACCTCAGCCTTTGAAATCTCGTAGAGATAGTTGTTGAAACAGGTCGCTGCAATCTTCTGGAAGTCCGCCCCTGAGACCCTGGGCGCGATGAAGGTCGCAAGCCGATAAGAGAAGGCGATCACGAAGTCTTGCGTATAGATCAGCGGGTTCTCAGCCAGCAATGTGTACTCGGCCTGGGCGTCATCCTGATCCGTGAAAATGATGAGCCCATCGGCATCATCTTGCGCCAGCTTATAGGAGATCCGAGTTGCCTGGGTGTCGGGGTACGTCCCGCTCAGGATCCTTCTCAGGAGAACACAGTCGGACGGATACCGATACGAGTAGGACCAATCATCGTTGGGGTCCTCCTCAACCAGCACGAGATCAGCAATTTTGGTTGCAAACGGCCACGGGAAGTCACGAAGAGTCGCCTTGAGCGCGATGTCGTAGAACCTACGGCAGACGAGAGCGTTCTCGCCTCGGTCAGTATCAAGGTTTGAGATCTCTTTGCCATTCCCAAGATGAAACAGAGCCAGGTTCGCGATCTCGGTCTTTGATGCCACGATCAATGCTCCTCATCGAAAGAAAGCGCCGGGCGAAAAACACCCGGCGCGAGACCCCCCTCAGATCACTTCATCCATTGCTTCCGATGGCCCTATGCGGCCCGACTTGAGGTTTCGCTGAACCTCATTGAGCGACTGCTGAGCCGTCGACACCTTCGTCGGCGTGTTCTTTGCGACTTTCTCCATCCATCGAGTCGAGAACTGCTCCTCCGGTGTAAAGAGATGCTCAACGAGCTTCTCTTGTCCGGTGTCCTCGTTTCGGATGCGCTTGTGCCCCTTGATAGGGACAAGCTCGAAGACGTCGCCTTCTCTCCTGCGAAGGTGGTTGTAATAGCCGTTCTGAAGTGCCCTGACTTTCATGTCTCAAGACTCCTGTGAATTAGCTGACAGTGAATCCGTCAGCGTAGATTGCGCGAGCTTCCGACATCGAGACCGGCTGAAGGTACGCCGACACCGTCACGCTAGGGGTGGTGCCGCCCACGTTGAAGTAGGCACCCACATAGCGCTTGGTGATCGCGCCCTTAGGGATCGCGATGTGGTGGACCGAACCAGCCGTCAGGTTCGCGTAGCCAATCGAGCGCGCAACAAGGATGTCGGGCGACGAGAGGTTGGCGTTTGCCGACTGGATGAACTGAAACTCGTAGGTTTCATCGGTCGTGGTTCCGTCTGCGGCAACCTCGACACAGATGACGAGTTCCATGGGCTCACCGTTGCCGACGTCGTTCTTCGGCGTCACGTTGCCCAGGTCGATGGTGTTGGTGGATGCAGCGTCGGCCGTAACCGCCTGCGAATCCGAAAGCTGAAGATATGCGTCCATGAACATATTGGTTTCTCCTTTTCTTTCGTTAGGGGTTAGCTGACAGCCGCTTCGGTCTCAGTCAGTGCGTCGCAGATCCGGATCGGGATGCCGCGGAACGAAGCCACGCGCTTGCCGTCGACTTCGGCATAGGTGAGTCCACCAGTGACGACGTCTTCGCGGCGCTGGATGTCCAGCATCTGGAAGCAGGTCCGGTTCATGTAGAACACGGGCTTGCACATGTTGAGCGACGGGATCCGGTGCGTGGCCTTGATCATGAGGTTCACAAGGTCAGCAGCCGAAGAGTTCGCAACGAGGTTCGAGACGTCGATGTTCGGGATCCGAACAACGTATCTCCAATCCTTGAGCGCAATGCCGGCGTTCCACACGAAGCGCTCTTGGTAGGCGCGCATGCGGTTGCCAGCGACTCCAGCGGTCACTTCCACGGTGACTTCGTTGTAGTCGTTGTGCTCAAGGCCCGCCTTGGAGCCTTTCGGGAAGATGCCCGAGATCGTGTTCTCTCCCCAGCCGACGAGCCAGATCGAGGAGTTGTCGGAGCCAGAGCCCGAACCGGTGATCACGTTCTGTGCGTTGGTCGCACCCGAGATCGCCGAGTAGCGGGGAGCCAGTCCCGTGAACTCCTCAGGAGCCGTGCCAGAGTTTCCGTAGAAGAGGGTGGATGCCATCTCCTGGTTCATCGCCTCAATGAACGCCTTAGCTTCCGATGCCCGGAACTCACCGACGTTGCCGTTGAGCTTCGCCAAGGCGACATCGACTTCCGACCACGCTTCCAGAATCCCGCACTGCTCGTCGATCTGAGCCGTGGTCGACTTGGAAGGAGTCACGCCGCCGTTGAGCAAGCGCCATGCAACGGTGGGCAGGCCCGTGCGAACGGTTGTGCGGTGACCGGTCGGCAGGTTGCCTTGCAGCCACAGCATGTCGAGAAGGATCTCGTTGGTCTGCGAGAGCAGTTCAACGATCGAGGGAACTTTGCCATCCGGGTCGAGCCTTTTCGCCCAGTCGGCAAGAGTGAGAGCACTCGTAGAGAGAGTTGCCATTTGTTACTCCTGGCCCCTAGTTATGGGGCAAAGAAAAAGGGTTGTTATTCGTTGCTTCCATAGAGAACTTCGGCGATGGTCCTTGCCTTCGTTGGGGCTTGGCCCGTCGGAATGATCAGTTGGTCCTCGCCCATCGCTCTCCCGATCCTGACAAACGCCTTCAAGAGGCCCGGGTGGTTGCCGTAACCTGAGATCTCCAAGTCCTTCATGAAGTCTTCGGTGGCGAACTTCTTGAGAACGCGATGAGCAAGCTCCACGTTCTTCGTAAACTCCGCTCCGCCGATCTCCGTGTCGGCCTTGGCCATCTCCGGCCACTTCTTCTCAACCAGATCCGTGTGTTCCTTCTGAAGCTCGGACAGGTACGTCGCCCTTGATTGGCTCTCGCGATTCACCTCAGCTTGGGCCTGCTCATTGGTGAGTCCTCGCGCCTTTGCTTCGGCAGCGATCCTCTCCAGCTCGGCTGGCTTTAGGTGTGATCCATCGGGAAGCTTCAAGTCGTACTTCTCAGGTACGCCTTGCGTGCTTTCCGGCTTTGCCTCAGGGGCTTGCTGGGTGGTGGTCGTGTCGGGCTTTGCCGCCTCTTGAGCTGGCGTCTGAGGAGCGACCTCAGGTGCCGGCGTCTGGGGGGTTGCAGTTTCCGACGTCCCTGCTGGAGTTGTATCTTGCGCAGGTTGAGTCACTTCCTCAGCCATTTCTAATTTCTCCTCTGTTCTCTTTCATCATTTGCAGGAACCCCTCTTCAGACGCCTTGGCGATCTCGGCCATGAGCCAGTGACCGATGTCTTGTTGGCCGGCGTTGAAGTGGATTCGCGCGCTGTTTTCCCAAACGGATCCAAAGACGTTGCACTTGGCGAGAGCACGCCAGGCAAAGCGGCGGAACTCCGGCTGAGCCATCAGGACCTTCAGATCCTCAACCTCTCGCTCACGCAGAAGCTTTTGGTTAAAGACAGCGTCTTTGACCTGCTGTTCGTCGGCGGCGTTCTTGACGGCACTCTTCATGCGCCCTCCACCAACTGGCCCGCTTGAGATTGATCAATAAGCCGCGAGAGAGCGCTGTCAGATCCCATGTCAGTCTGTGACAGATTCTTTGCAGCCACGGCGGCCTGAGATACCTGCTCGACCTGAGCGGCCTGTGCGGCTTCGCGAGCGCGCCCAGCTCTGATCTC